ATGTAATGGTATAGCACATTCATCGAATGAACCATCCTCTACATTATGTAACATATACAATCCTCTCCAATGTTGATTAGTTTGATGAGATAAGTAGTCCTCATCATGCATGTAACAACTACCACTAATGATAGATGTCATCTGTTTACCATCTGCTCTCATACCATAAGCTATGTCATGACCTTGCTGATGTCCAGCTACACAACTCATATGCTTCTTAGTTAGTAATGCTCGTGCTGAAGTTACAGGACGACCCATAACACCACTAGCGAAGTAATGACTATAAGCAACGCCATCAATAGTAGCAACCTCAAGAAACGGAATAACTTCCCATCCTGCTTGTTCATACTGTAAGTCCTCAAATGAAATAAGACCATCTAACTTTCTATCGTATTCAATAGCAGTATTGATTCGCTGCTCATGATTACCCATAGTTAGTACCATCTTAGGTTTATATAACTTCTTCTTAGCTTTAGCTAACCTTTTGTTAAGTGCTTTCATAGGTGCTAGGAGAGCTTCCATGCCCTTGTTAGCAGCTTTAATATCTGCTTTGTATGTCCTACCCTCAAATGATTTCTTACCTACATCATATGATGATAAGCTAGGCATATCAGCGAAATCTCCAATCATGACTATAACGTCAGGTTGTTTGTCTACTATATACTTACCTATCCATGTTAGATAAGAAAGGGATATCCCAGGCTTAACCTGGGTATCTCCTATTACAAGATGTTTCTTCATTGTAAATTCTCCATTGGAAGTTCTACCTCATGTTCAGATAGTTCTTCGTCTGCTGTTTTTATTATACCCTCACGCATGAGAGCTTTGATAGCAAAGGATAGTAAGAACTCTGTCTCTCGTTTGTCAACCTTAAAGTCAAAGTCACAACTACCATCACTATTTTCTGATAAGTTTTTTATAATCATTTATCCAATCCTTTCTAAAGTCTAGCCACATGAACTCTTGTTTCTCAGCCCATTGCCAGTATGTTGTTTTACTACGTTTGGTTATCTTGTTATCGGGATTCATAAACAAGAATATTATGGTGACTTCAGGATTACATTCTTTAAACCAAACCATTTTTTGTCTAGTAGCTAAGTCAAGCTTACCCTTTGCTTCTATGTATACATTCTTTGCCATACGAAAGTCAGGATTATATTTCCGTGACTTGATTGGCTGAATGTATTCTATTACATCAGGTTCATACTTAACACTTGGGAAATGTTTCTTGAGTTCTGCCCAAGCTTTTATCTCTAGCTTACTCTTGAACGTAGGCATTAAACCTTTCCTTCCATACATCCTCCTCATGTTGCATTATCCACAGTACTGATGCGTTCATGATGAACTCTTCATCATTACTGTATGCATCACGGACAGTATCAAACATCTCCTGTTCCGTGACACAGTCAGCAAGTAAGGCTTTGGCACGTTTATCACCAATCTTTTCTATACCCTTGATGTTGTCAGCAGTATCACCCTTGAGACATTGCTCAAAGAATAATCTTATACCACCAATCGCATCTTGAGTAAAGAACTTATCGGGCTTAGTCCAACCCTTACCTTTAATCTCCCATGAAAAGTGTTGACCTGGTACCATCAGTAAGTCTTTATCTAATGATACAATCATAGTATCATCAGTCTGATTAATACCTAGAGCATCATCAGCTTCTAATGTATCAGGTGCTAACTCAGCATTCTGTTTGTCTAGAGCATATTCTCGTAGAGCCTCCAGATGTACTGGTTTAGGTGCAGTCCTATTAGCTTTGTACTCAGGATAGATAGCCTTACGGAAGTTAGACTTACCTGATAAGAATGCACGATAGCTATCTGCATTAGTCTTAGTAAGCAACTCATCAAGCAATGACTCTGCTCGATGGATTGCTATGTTAAGACTATCATTCTCTGCAGATGCTGCACATCTAAACACTACTAAATCATGGTCAATTAATGCTTGCATTTAGAATGGTATGTCAGATTCTAGTTCAGCAATACTAGCAGGTTCTACTGCTACATCCTGTCCGAGGACAAAGCCCTCATATAGTTTAGCTAAACTAATCACATCATTAGCTGTAGCTTTACTACCTTCAATTGCTAGTGTACTAACAGCATTACTTAACGACGATTGACGGACTATCATTACTTGCCTTGCTGCTCTCTCATCCTTTGTCTCGTAGTTACTACCTGAGACTCTAGTTGGTGCAGAGCTTGCGGCTTGAGTAGAACCCTGTGCTGCATTACCATCACGTTTGTCTGTAACGTCTGCTGCATCATTGCCTACTGCTGTCCATTGCCAATATCCATTTGCATCTTTCTCTGTAGATACGTGAACTGTGTCACCTTTCTGCCAGGTCTGTGCTGCCTTGAATACTGCAGGGTTAGCAAAAGACATTAGCTTTTTATTTTGTGCCTGACCAGCATCATTCTTGTACATGATTTCTATTGACTGGTATTGTCTACCATTCTTTGCTGAATGTGTGTTCAAGCTTGATACATCTACGACATTTACTTGCATATATAATCTCCTTAAGATTAAGTTACGTCCTCTAGGTTACCCCAATTGGTACCTAGTTGTATATCAACCCTCATAGGAAGGTTGAATTCTTTACCAAATAACTTAGCATAGTTACTTGGGATATCTTCAAAACACTGTTTAACTGTGTCTACTATACTATTAGTATAACATACCTTTTCATCAAAGTCAAGCATGATTGAATCATGCACAGTGTTTATTATTTTAATACCTTGTACATCTTTAAGTCTGTTACGTAAGGATACTCTAGCTATAGCCATTAAGTCAGCACCCAATCCTTGCACTGGGTAGTTAAGGATGCGGGTGCGTGGATACTTAACCTTACCCATACTGTTTACTTCAGTTGGATATAAGTAAGTCCTACCTGTTGGCATAGTAAGCTTAAGGTCTCGCTTGGCATCATTGAATATCTTATCATGCCATGTCTTAAGTCCTGTATACTTACGATAGAATTCATCTATCACATTTTGCCAGTAGTCCTCACTACCTATGTCCTTGAAGTTATTGTCCATAGCATAACTATAAGCACTACCACCATAGATTAATCTAAAGACAAACGTCTTAGCTATTAACCTAGATGGTAACCCAAACCTTGTTTGGTTGTCAGTATGTTGGTCTATCTCATTGTTTATCTCTTGCATAGCTACCTTATCTTGCGATAAGTATGTAGCACATACCCATTCTAAAGCTTTAGCATCAGCATTAAGTATCATGTTAAACTCCTGTTGCCTCTACTAACCTGTGATTGTATTGTACTATGATAGCTTTACGTAGTTCTTTACGAGCATCATCTGTTAGTAAAGATAGTACTGCGTTAGGTCCAAGAGATACTATCATCTCACTAAACTCTAATGCTGTGTGATGATGATGTGACTCTTCCATTACTTGCTGCTCATTCATATCATGTTGTTGTGTATCTACACTCATATTGTTTCTCCGTATCTAGTTGTAAAGAGAGACTTAATCTCTCCATCAAAGTTCTGAAGGTTAGGCTTACTACTACTTAGCCTACCTGTTTTTGCTACACATTGATTAAGCTGACCATGTATAATACCTTTAGTCCAGTTCATCTCATCAATTAGTTTAACTAACCCGTGATAGTATGTAGTCTTTCTTTTCTCTAGTGTTGCACGAGTTAGTAATGTCTCTAGTATTTCTTTAGCTTCTTTGTTACCCTTGAGCTTACGTAACGTATCCTCATTGGTACTATAGAATCCTTCCTTCTTAAGTTCAGTACCTTCAATAGGTGTTACTCGTCTTGGGAATTCTTTGAGCCTTTCCTCCCACTTATACTTAACTTCGCCTGCATGTACGCCAGTCTTGTAATGTCCAATGGGGCGTTGAAAACGCTCTTTAACGTACCCACCGTAAAGAAAAGCAGAAAGGTGCTCCCCAGAATTGGGATTAAAACTATCGTAAGCATGATAGTCATAAAGTTTTTTGTTAAGCTTACTGATTTGTTCATCTAATTCATCTCCTAATATTTGTGACTTGTCGTACTCATACTTAAGACCATTGAATTCTATCTCTTGTAGACCAAGTAAGTCTTGATTATGTAGAGAGATTAGCCGCCTCAGTTGGGGCTGGTCGGCTAACTCTTTCATCTGCATAGACATAACCTGTTCAGTTAACTCTATGTCTTTCTCTAGGTACTCAGACAGTATGTCCTTTGGCACCTTGTCTGTATCAATACCATTCTTCCAGTAGTTCTCTTTGACTTCATCAAGCTTACTACCTAGTTCATAGTACTCAGCTACACCATCCAATGATGGGTATGCATTAGTCTGATTACGTAGTATGAACTCTGTCAGTTGACAATCCCATATACGTTTGTTAGCAAACTTAATACCATACCTGGCTAACCAATGTAAGTCAAACTTAATGTTGAACCCTACAAGCACATCGCACTTATCCACGGCTAATTGGATTTGTTTTAGTGATTCCTTGTAGGGGTCTACGGAGTATTCTATATCATATATAACTTTCTCGTTAGCTGATAGTAAGCCTACCATACACAGCTTATTAGTTCTATCAAAGGGATTACCTTTGTTACTAATGGTTGTCTCTACATCTAATACTAAGTAACTCATATCTCCATATACCTCGCTATCTCTGGTTTAATTAACACCTGTGTATTACCATGCCTAAGGTCAGGCAATGTATCCTCATCACCTAACAATTTATTCTTACTAATGTTTAGGAACCTTTGGTTACTAGTGTTGTCTTGTTCTTTACCAATGCCTAGTATCCAGTCAGCCTCACCTTGCTTGGCTGTCTTACTACTATCAACATCATCCATCGTTAACCATATCTTACCCTCACCAGTACCACCAGCTTGTGATACTGCTATCACTGGTGCGTATGTCTTAGCTACCTCTCTAGCCCATTGGTATAGAGCTTTAAGTTGTAAGTCATGACGTTCATTCTTAAATCCTTTGACCTTATCTATCTGGTCAAAGATAATCAATGAAGGATTAGTTGATTGTATTACTTGTTCAATACGCTTGATGCTACTTGAATCTTCGTAATCATATATCTTAATCCTATCACCTACCTTCTGTCTGTATTCATCAGCATTGATTTCTTTCTCATCAAATAACTCTTTGTTTGTTACACCGAACAGTGCTTGGAAACATCTGACTGCTACCTTCTTACCCTGCTCTTCGTTGTTAAACCAGAGTATATCACCATCCGTTTGTGATACCATATGGGTCATCTCTGATGCTAAGAAGGTAGTCTTACCTGTCTCTGGTCTAGCAAAGAT